GCCTGACTTATACTAATATAACCTACTTTAGTTGAATCTGTTGTATTGTAGCTTATTTTAGCTGTGTTAGCTGATACACTACTATTGTTAGTAACTCGTGCATCTGTATAGTATAGGTTTGAACCTTCACTTATGTTTGAGGTGCTTAATGATACTGCGCCTGTCTGTCCGTTTACGCTATCTACTGTGTTTACCTCTGCGCCTGTTTCAATACCTGCCAACTTAGTAGATGAAGTACTATCAAAACTTATTTTAGCGTTGTTAGTTGTTATGTTATTAGCTTGTGTGGTCGTAATACCCACTTTAGCGTTGTTTGACGTGATATCACTCGCCTGTTGAGTAGTTATACCCACTTTCGCATTATTCGTTGTTATATCACTTGCCTGTTGCGTAGTAATACCAACCTTTGAAGTATTAGCGGTTATCTCATTGGCTTGTGTTGTTGTTATACCAACTTTAGCATTATTGGTAACTATGTCCGATGCTTGTTGTGTTGTTATTCCAACCTTTGCGGTATTAGTTACTATTGCATTAGATTGTTCGGTTGTTATTCCGACTTTAGCTGTATTTGCTGTTATCGCGTCAGCTTGGGTAGTTGTGATACCTACCTTTGAATTGTTAGTAGTAATATCAGATGCCTGTTGTGTAGTAATTCCTACCTTAGCATTGTTTGTAACTATATCAGCAGCTTGTTGAGTTGTAATGCCAACCTTAGCATTGTTTGTGGTAATATCACTTGCTTGTTGTGTAGTGATGCCTACCTTAGCTGTGTTTGCAGTTACATTAGTATTAGCTGATACCCTTGCATCTGTGTAATATAAGTTAGACGTACCTTCTGCAATATCATCAGTATCAAGTACTACATCTCCTATTTGTGTGTTTACGCTATCAACAGCAGCAGTAGGGATAGTTGGTTTGTTAAGAATAAACGAATCACTATTAGTATCTGTTTCATTCCAATTAGATTGTACATTTACTTCAGCACCACTTTCTATATTTGCAAGTTTTGTACTATCTGCACTTGGATATGAGTTTTTAGCTGTGTTTGCTGTTACTGCACTATTAGCTACTACACGAGTATCTGTATAATATAGGTTTGTTATTCCTTCTGACACATCGTCAGTACCTAAGCTTACTGTACCTATTTGTGAATTTACTGAGTCAACAGTGTTTACTTGTGCTCCAGTTTCTATTCCTGTTAATTTAGTACTACTTGTAGAATCAAAGCTTATTTTAGCATTATTAATTTCAATATCAGATGCTTGCTGAGTAGTTATACCAGTCTTATTAGTATTTGCAGCAACTGATGTATTTGCACTTACTCTACTTTCAGTGTAATATAAGTTTGTAGTTCCTTCAGATATATCATCTGTGTCTAAAACAACATCTCCAGTTTGACCATTTACAGTATCTATAGGTGCTGTTTTTGAATCAGCATAACTTTTAATCGCAGCTGTAGTTGGTATTGTAATATCATTATCATTGTTTTCAATACCGTCAGCTAGATCAACTAATTTTGTTATAGTTATATCTTCACCTGTATCTTTTAATGATCCAAACTCAATAGTTCCGTTTGCTTTTAAATTTCCGTTTGTATCTAAGTATACACCAGAGCCAGTACCCTGGCCATCAGTAATTTCTTTTTGGCTAGAATTTAAGTTACCATTGTCCTCGGTTTTTAGTAAACCTTGGTAGGTATTTTTTATTCTTTTATTTTGTAGTGTAGCCATATTTACGAGCAAACAGCGTCAATAACATCTTGAATTGTAGCTTTGTTAGAATTATTTCCGAACCAAGTCACGCAATAAATCTTTCCCCAATCGTTTGTTATTGTCATTTAAATATTTTTTTAGTTTAACTATATTTTCTTGTTTTGGTTTATATCTTATAATACCCATCCTTCAAAACTTGCATCTTTATCAGGATATACATCACCGTTTGAGTTTGACGTATATTCTGGAAAAAGATCTTGGTTAAAACTCATATATGATATAAATCTTTCAGTGTAATACTGAGCCAAGTCTCTTTCTTTTTCTATTAAAAAATCAACTTCGTTTTTTGGTACACCATCAGAATTTTCTGAAGTATGCTTATATACACCTTTATTTGAAATTGTATAACTAGCAAAAGGTAAATACTCAACCATAGCCCAATGTATAACCATAGGCTTTACATAAGCATTAACTAACGTTAAATAATTACCAGTTAAATCACTATCAATAATGTCTTGACTAATTTTGTCAAATAAATCAGAACCAAGATAATTTTGTATGTGTATATCTTGAGAGATTTTAATAAACTGAATAAATTTATCAGTATCTACATTACCATTTAATGCTGTATATCTTACTAAATCGTTACGGGTCATAAATAGTGCTGTTGCCATTATCCTTTATAATTTGGGTGATGTCCATTATTAGGCATGTCTTTCGGTGCTTTACGAGCATCCTTATAGCCTCTAGGTGTAGGTTTATATGTCTTAGGAATATCATCAACCTCTTTATAGTTTCTAATATCCTTTTTCATGGTTTTAGATTTTAATCTATAAAGAACTTCCTGCCAAACGTGTCCGCAATTTACTCCGCCTTTAAATCTAAATAGATCATAAGCTTTTCCTTTGTGTCCAAAAGATTTATTTACACCTGCATTACTTGCCTTATCGATATCTTCTACTCTATATACTATTCCCCTTCCACTTCTGCTCATCATAATACGGCAAAATTGTCTTGATTTGCCAGATGAGTATTTAGCATCGTATTGGTATCTTACTTTGTATAAAGATTTATCTAAATAACTAAAACCATTTTTCTTAGAATCAATACTTTTCTTCTCTAAGTTTTCTTGTTTTGAGTCTATTAAGTTATTAGCCCAAGCCTCTATATCATCATTATCATCTGAGAATTCTCTTGAGTCAACTTCTTCCCAACGATTGGATATTGTTTCACCACGTAAACTATCAAGAATAAGATCAAATTCTTCGTCTGTTAAATCTTCTTTAGATAACTCACAGCATTCTTTAGACATTTTAACACCAGTCTCTTCTTCTCTTTGCTCTTCATTAACAATATCATCTGTTTCTGTAAATTCAAGCGGCTGTAATGTTCTAAAATATAAATTTAAAGAAATACCATTTACAGCAAGAATAGCATCAAAACAATCGGTTAGTAATTCTTGGTAAGGTTTTATTACGATATTATCAAATAATAAAGTAGCAGTCTTAATTTCTTCAGCATTATTACCAAGACCAGAGTTTCCATCTTTGACACCAATTAAAAGTGGTGATGTAATTCTATGTGAAATAACTAATTTTTTTACACACTCATTAGATAGATATTCGTAATGTTGTGGTGCATCGTTAAGTGGTATATCGTCTACCGTGGTTTTAGACTCTGCATTATTGTTAAACGCTACAATTACTTTTTCCCCACGTGATCCAGTAAGTTTGCCAAGCACATCGTCTTTTACTTGCATTTGCTTTTCTCTATCTGGTATACCGTTGTTAAAGTTAACTACTTTTGTACCTGAGAATCCGCATTGTACTTCATTAATTAAGTAGTCAGCAATTTCTTCTTCTAATTCTGCATAAGCCAATCCACCTTGATAATCTACAGGTGCATAATAGTCATATCCAGACACGTATCTTTTAATTATTTTAATTTCTGACTCTTTGCCATTACCATAACCGAACGCAGGGATCCTTTTAGGTTGTTCTGAGGGCTTTATTTTATTCCAGTTATGGTGATAATAGTAAGCTTCAATTTGACCATCCTCGTTGCACTTTTCTGCTCTTAGAGTTTGTCTTGGAAAATGTTCAGCTTTATATACTTTTCCATTTTTATAAATAATTTGCATAGAACCTTCACCAAGTAACTTAAGATCTAAAACAGTTTTTCTAACACAATCATTAGAAAAAATAGACCTCATTTGTGCATACTCATCAGGTTTTTTAGATGAGTTAGTAGCGTCAAGTCCTTTACCGTGAATCATATTAACAACACCATTAATAATAGCATTGTTTGTTGCTGACCCGTTATAGCGGTCTATGATATATTGATAATAATTGTTATCAGTACCATAATTTACCCAATCTTTATTTTTGTTTTCAGATATCTCGGGTCTATTATAAGCCGCTAAGTTTAATATATGTAAATTATTCATAAATTATAAATTCATTATCAGATTGATGTGCTTTATAATTGTTATCTCCAGCTTGCCATACACCTTCAATCAAATTCCAATATGATAGTGATTGCTCCCAATAATCTCCAACAACTTCGTTTGTACAAAATATCTTGTCCTTAAATATAATGTCGTTATTTTTTTTAATAGTTAAAATATAGTAATTTTTTTCAACTAAAATAAACACGTCAGAATAAGTATTATAATAATCGTTTGAACCAAATGTAGCCGTATCTTGAGTGTAAATCTCTTTATTTTGAGTCTCACTAAAAATAGAAACATTGTATATTGCTGTATCAGCAGCTTCATACTCTCTAGGTATAAATTGAAAAGTTTGAGAATCACTTGTACTTTCTAATACTATCATATTATAATAATAAAAAAAAGTTGTTTTTGTTATTTTCTTATAATAAAAAAGGGGCAAAAAGCCCCTTAATTAATTAAGTAAATCAGTTATTAAAAATCAGATCCAGATGTGATAGTCAATGTAGTTGTACCTACAACCATACTTGAACCATCATTTGAATCTACATTAATAAAGTTAGCAGGCAAAGTTTCTTGACCAGAAAAAGTAAGTGTATACCCACTCAAATCGGCCATAGCAGCTCCAGTTACAATAGTTCCACCAGTTACTTCACTTCCGTGCTCACGTCCAACTAAAAAGTAATTATCATTGTAGTCTCTTACAATAATTTGAGGACGTCCGTAAGCTAACAATTTCACTTCTTTATTATCTGCAGCAGATAGTTTTTTAAGTGTTAAATTTAATGTTTGCTCAAAGTAAGTAGTACCATTTTCTCTAGAACTTGTGATTGCCTGTTCAAAAGACGAGTTGCCTTTTAATTCATATTTAAAAACAGTTTCGGCAGAAGTATCAAAATTGTCAACTGAATCATCAGCTGTAAGGTTGGCACCAGTGGCATTTAAATCTCCAAAATCACCGAAGTAAATTTCTTTAAGACCACCAACGCTATCCTTGCAAGGTTCGATTCTACCTTTAGTTAATGCACAAGCCATAGTTATTTTGTTTAAATAAAAAGGGTAGGCAGGATATTACCTAACCTACCCCTTTATGTTAGTTATTATTACGCTAAAGTTTGTAGTACCAAATCACTACCGATACCATACTGGACACCAGAAGTAAATCGCATTACTACACGAACATTTTGCGAACCATCAAGGTCAGCCATGTCGATAACTTTAACCTCATTGTGGTCAGCCAATAAACCAGTACCGAAGTAAAGGTTAGAAGCTTCACCAGCTACGATGTGGTTAGCAGGCATTCCAGGTGCATGTTGGATTTTAATACCTTCAAAAGAAAGTGCATTACCCATATTGTACCATTGTTGACCTTTATCGTCAGTACCTGCAGCACCTTGTCCACCAGAAGCAAATCCACCAAGTGCACGTACATAAGCCTGAAGGGCTACAGTAGGTACGTAAAGTGTAAGATCTTCTTTTCCATAAACAGCAGAAGGAACTCCATCAACAACATTTCCAAGCAAACTTACGATGTTTGAAGATGTATAAGAAGTTTCAGAACCATTAGCAGCGTCTACAACGTCTCCATCAGCAGCCATAAGAACAGTGAATCCGTCAAATTCTCCAGCAGTAGCATTAACTCCACCCCAAATGTTTTGCTCAGTTTTTTCAGCTACTTTAGCTGCAACATGACCTAGCAAAAAGTCAGAGAAAGAAGGAGGTAGATTATCAAATGAAGAATACCCCATCTGAACCGCTTCCCAATCGTTACGGAAGTCTTTCTTACAAAGCTCTAAGTTTACTTGAAATTCTTCTGGTTGTAGAATTCTTTCAGTAAGTGTTAGTGCATTAGAAGTTTCAGTAAAGTCGCAAGTACCATCCGCAATGATATTGGTAGATGCAACCTTTTTTACTACTTCTTTAAATTTAACATTAGGCTTTACAGTGATAGCACCTTCAGCCAATGTCTTACCGCTTAGTAAAGCAGCAGAGATATATTTCCCTGCAAACTCACCAGCGTAAGTCGAAGTGATACTGGCAACTGAGCCAGTCAAATTTACATTGTGGTTACTCATTTTTATTTGTTTAAATTATTAAATACTCTATCAATCGTTGAAAATGCTCTTTTTTGTGAGAACAAATTCATCTTCTTTTCAACTGAAGCCTCTGGAGAATGTGATACTTTTTGTACCGGCTCTTCAGATAACTCAATTTTTTCTTGTGCTGCAAGTTCTTCAGTAACAACGTTACCAAGTTCATCAGCATTCATTTCTTCTTTTTTGATCATAGCTTTAATCTCCTCGACCATTGATTTAATTTCAGCTAGTTCTTCTTTAGTAGCATATTCAGCTTCAACTTTTTCTTCTTCTTCCGCTTCTACTTCTTCTTCGGCAGCTTCTTCTTCTTCAGCTCCACCTTCTTTGATCTCAGCAATTACGCCTTCTTCAGTTACTACTAAAATTTTACCATCTTCGAGTTCGTATTCACCAACTGGTACAGCGACCTTTTCGTCTTCTGTTACAATAAACACTTCTCCTCCAGCTTCAAAAGACTCTGCTTCCAAAACTGTTCCATTTTCAAGCTTCATTTGAGCAAGCTCAACATTTTCAGCTTCGGCTTCCATTCCTAGAAGCTCTTTTACTTGGTTTAACATATCGTTCGCTTTCATTATATTATTTTTTTAGGATGCTTGTTTAATCATTAAAGATATATTTTTAATTTCTTCTTCGGCGTCCGATGTAATATCATCTATTTGATTAAACCCTTTAATTTCTTTAGCATCTACACCTAAATCCCTTGCTGCTTTTTCAGCTTTTTCCTTTAATTTATTTACTTCTGATATTTTTTTTTGTGTTTCTTTTTGACCCTGTTTAGCATCTCGGATAATATCATCTAATTTATCTTTAGCGCTTTTAACATTTTGCAATTGAACATCTATATCTCCTTCGAGTACCCTTAAAGACTGAAATTCAGAAACTAACTTATCTAATGTTTTATCAATATCTTGCATTACATTTAATTCTACTTTTTCAGTAGATAACTCAGTCTTTGGTAGTTTACTAAAAATCTTTCTTACCTGTGGTTCCATAATAATATAATAATTTAATTTTTATTTGTTATATTTTGCCTATACCTTGAGCTTGAACACTACCATCACAGCATTTACGTGAGTAAGTATTGTTTTTACATAGACAAGCTCGTTTATTTGTTTTAGGACTTGAATAAAATCTTTTAAATCTATCGTACATTTTTCTCATCTGCCTTGTCCTCTATATTTTTGTTTATATCCATTTTGTCCTTTACTAGCATTCTTGCTATGTACACCAGGTCGTTTAGACCTACTTGGTGGTGTGTAATTACTTATGATCTTTTTTGCCATTAGTCTATAGGTACACAGTTAGGTACTTTACGTCCGTTTTTAATTTTAAAGCCTACCATTTCGTAGCCTTCCCAGCAAGGTTCTTTAAGATCAATTACACCAAGTTCTTTTAGTTTACTTTCAGCCCAACGTTTACCAGCTTTACCACCCCAAAGTAAGTAGCTTATAGTACCGCATGCTTTAGAGTCACCTTCATCATAATATGTTTCAGCTCTTGACAAGTAACTATGCATACGTTTTATTGTTTGTACACTAATAGGTTTACCTTGTGCTAATTGCTGTGCTCTTACTTTACCTACTTGCGTAGCACATTTATTATTCACCTTCTTGTTTAATTCAAGGCCTCTCTTTGCATTGTTTTTTACACCAGATGGATAATCACTATAAGACTCTAATTCCATCGTCTGGCCGCTCTTATAACGTTTATCTTTTTTGATAATACCTTTAATAGTAGTGAGTAGGTATTCTGCTTCTTCGTTTTCTATCTCAGCAAGTTCGTCTTTTATTGATTTATCTTGCGGACGTTCTATTTTATCTGCAAAATAACCTTCGATTGAAAATCCTTTGACTTTACCAGCTTTTACTTCTTGCCAAACTTCTTCGTTGTTTACTTTCATAGACACCATCCAAGTTCCAACTGGAACGTCTAATCCATACTTACGTGACTTATCTTGTTTATCATCCTCTACTAACCAAGACTCTACGACACTCATTCCTTGTAATGGAGTCTGATGTTCAAATGTAGAATTGTTTTGTTTACCACGCATTAAGAATAATTCACTAGCTTTCTTTACAGTATTCTTAGAAAAATATATATAGTATTCTTTGTCTTCGTTTTTTCTGTAAATAGGTTTATTAGGAATTAATGCCGGTCCCATTAGTATACGCTTTTCAGCATCCACCTCTGCTAACTTAAATTCTTGATTTTTTAAAGCAACAAAGTCTTCTTCTATTGCTGGATTTTCTACGACTGATATTGCGTCAATACCTGAATATTCATTCTCGTCGTCTATAAAAAGCTCTACGATGTCCATATTAATATAATAATAGTTTATTTAATTTGTTATCCAATTGATGCACCTTGTACAATATTACGGTCTAACTCTTGAGCTGTACTGATATCGTTTGATACTACAAATGCTTTTACTGGTTGTTGTTGCTGTCCTCCAATTGCTTCTGCTAATTGATTTGTTTCACTTGCTCCTACTATATTAAATGCTGGTGCTTGTGGTGTAGCTACTGCAGGTGCAGATGGTGTAGTTATACTTGGAATATTAACACCACCGGCTTCAGGACCAAGACCGCTTTTAGCTTTACTTACCGCTTGTTTTATACTTGCTCCAATGCCTACAGCTTGTGCTGCGTATGCAATTAATAAAGGAACGTTTTGTGGAAAACCAGCTTTTAATGTTTGAGCGAATCCAGTTGCTGTTGATGCACCAGCTCCTGCAGTATCTACCGCAATTTTTTGTAAAGCTGTTTTAGCATTTTGAATCATTTCTTGTCCAGCTATTAATTGTTTAGCTACCAAAGCTGCTTTACCTGCCGCTGTTTCTGATCCTAATATACCTGCAATAGCATCTGCTGCTGCAGCTTTATTATTTATTCTTTGCTGTTCTATTTCAGCTTCTTTCTGTAGTCTTTCTTCTTCCTTTTCTATTCTTTCTTCTTCAGTTTCGTCTTCTAAATCTTTTTGTTCTTTTTCTAAAGCAATTCTATTTGAAATTTGCTCTGATCTAAAACCTTCTATCTGTGCTAATACAGCTTCTTTTTCTTGCTGTGCTTCTAATAAAGCAATATAGTTTTCTTGACTTTGGTTTTTATCGTACTGAGCTTGTGCAGCTGCAATTTGTATATCTACCTGATCAAGCATCGCTTGAGTTTGTTCGTCTAATACTGCACCTAATTCGTCATTAGCTTTTATTCTTTCTTCTATGCTTTTAGTGTCATCGTCTCTTATTTGTCTAAGCTTTTCTGCTTGTCTATCATAAGTTTCAATAAGTCCTTGCTGTTTTACTCTTGCAATTTCTGCTGACTTACTTAATTGAACATTGGTTGCTGCTGCTGTTATCGTTTGAGTAACGTAATCTTTTGTAGCCTCTGTTGCTTTATTTATACCTTCGCCAACCTTGTCAATTGTACCATCTACGCCTGTAAGAACATCTACAAATTCTTTACCTGCTTTTTTAGCTGTTTCTGCTGCACCTGCAAAATCTCCATCAAAAAATTGTAAGACCGCTTTTCCTGCAAGTCCTAAAGTATCTAACAAAGAGTTAAATCTTTCTATGATATTATTTTTAATTAAGTCACCTAGTTTTTCAATAGAACCTAATGGATCTTGAAATATAGATGTAAAAAAATCAACTACAACACCGCTATTATTAATAACAAAATTAACAAAGTCATTAAATATTAAAGATACAGTTTCAAATGCTGTAGCAAATGTGTCTGCAACAGATTGGTTTTGCTCAAATATTTCTTTAAGTTTTGCTAACGCAGCTATAACTAATCCAACGCCTGCTGCTTTTAAAGCAACCCCAACACCTTTAATTCCTTTACTAGCTGTTTTAGCACCATCGTCTACACCTTCCAAGCCTTTACCAGTATCAGCCAATTCTTCATTGAGACCTTTTATACCTTGTTCAAGATCATCTATTTTATCTATGGCTTTACCTGTTTTTGCTTCTATTTCTACTGTTACTATTTTTGCCATTTGAATTCTCTTTTAAATTTCTTATATGCTTCTTTCACTGTTCTTGGTAGTTCATATTTACCTTTAGCAATTTGTATATTTTCAGAATTATGTTCTGTTAGTTTTAATGCTTCTAATATTATTTCAATCATAACTCATTTAATAGTTCTATGTTGGATTCTCCTGTTGCTAAGTTTGTATCTATACTATTTATCTTATACCTTTTGCCATTGATGTCAAATCTATCAGCAAGTGTAAAATTCAAAAGTATTTTAAGGGGTAAATATGCCTTTACTTTTGTAAGTCGGTTTTTTGTGTTGAATACATTTGTGATATAATTGGTGTGGTAGTTTTTAAACAACGTACCTGTAAACGCACTATCCCCTGTATATTCGTTTTTCTCTAACTTAAAATTAATATTAGCAGTAGATGTACCTGAGCTAAAAGAAACGCTGTTAGATGGCATATTTACACTTCCTGAAATTGATGAGTGTGTACCATACGTGCCATCAGGGTTAACAAAGTCTATAAAGCTAATAACCTCACTTGGGTTTGTATATACAGGATAAAACAATAATGGTTTACCTATATAGCTTTCTCTGTTGTCATCTACACTATAACCCCATTGAATATCTGTTTGTATTTCATTATCTAAATCTATTAGCCTTTCGTACTTAGGGTGTCCAAATGGTGCTATAACACTATAAAGAGAACCATCAACTACATTACCATCATCGTCTGTTTTGGTGTAATTTGTCTTACCCCACTCTTGATTAAATAGTTGATTGTGTGTTGCTGCTAAAAATGTCTTTGTATCTTCATAACCAAATGATACTTCCCTATATGGTAGTGATGTATTTACTTGACTACTCTTAACATCTACAAACTCACTTATATCATATGCTGTGCTTATTGATTTTTTGTTCGCATAGAAGTTGTCTAAGGTGTCTATGTATATCGTGCCTCCATCCTCTACAAAT